AGCAGATGTGGGGGAAGATAAATAAGAAGGGAGTTCATAACAATCCACGATATAGAATCTTCGCTAACTGCAAGAACCATTGGAGTGAGATGTCACAGTGGAGATATTCAGAATGGGCTAACGCTACAGGACAACACAAGAACGTTAAGGAAACTATGGTAGATAAGAACAATCATACTATTGATGCTGCTAAGTATGTATTCAAGATGCTCTCCACTAACTGGATGGCTGAGAAGGTAGACAGCTTTGATGTAAACAAACACATCGTTAATTAAAGGAGACATCATGGTATACAAGTATGATCCAAAGAAAAAGAAACCGAAGCCAGAAGACATGCTGAAGAAAGGGCCATATAAGTATAATCCGAAGAAAAAAATTGACCCAAAGAAATTCTTAAAGAAAGAACCATACAAGTATGACCCAAAGAAAAAGATTGATCCTAAGAAATACCTAAAAAAAATGAAAGGAAGGAGGAGCAAGTAAATGTCACACTACAAAGAACCAAGGAAGCCACCAAAGATTTGGGGTAGAAAACCGAAACCTCCTAAAGGGATGCCACCTAAAAAGAAGCCACCTAAAGGGAAGCCATCACCACCAGCTAAAAGAATTCCATCTAAGAAAATTAAAACACCTAAAAAGAAAGGAACATACTAATGCCTAAGTACAATACACATGAAGAGAATCTTGCCGAATACGGTGATGATTACTACAAGATTAAAGTAATGAAGCCAGAGGAAGACATCACTGATATATGTACCATAGCAGGACGCAAGCGTATCAATGGTTTGGTAGGTAATATCATTGACATGTCTGACTCATCAAAGATGGACTATGATGGAAGGATGAATAATCAACATGGCGATAGCGACAGCAAGTACTAATATAGACTACACCCAAGGAGGGTTGTCGTTGAGGCTCAAGAACGCATGGCATCCATGTGACATGGTCACTGGAAGCCTGTTCTTGGGCAACGATGATAATCCACAGGCGTACTGTGTTGTGTCTGCCAAGCTGACAAGAACGTATGATGATGACAGGAATGAGTGGAGGGAAGATCCAGAGTATCATATCTTTGATGAAATTATTGGAAGGTTGTCTGAGGATTTCATACGAGATGTAAAAGATTTTCTTCATGAGAATAAAGTAGAGAGATTAATCTTCGTATGTTCTGATGAAGAGTTAAGGAATAGAATTAGGAAGGATCTACGCATCAGGGTTATCTTTGAGGATGAGAAGAGAAGGAATAATAATTCCGTTATACTGAGGGAATGGTTCGCAAGAACTAAAAAGAATGACGAGGATGCACAGCTCAAGATATGGGGGGTATGTTCAGAGGCTATCAAATCTAATTACCCACCTGCTCGTGACTGCATCGTGAGGTTGCTTGAATATTATGACAAGCGTAAGAAATCAAAACTCTCAGTAATCAGACCAAATAAAATGAGACACGGATATTCGTAAGGAGGAACATGCCAAAGATAGAAGATGGTGGAGACATAGGGAAACATTACGAGAAGCAGGATAAGTTTATTAACCTGCTCTTGTTACATCCTAATCAAAGCAAGTACAGATCTGCAATGCTGGCAGGTTATGCTGTCAAGTCACTGGAGAAACGTGTGCCTGCCCTGATGAGAGATAAGAAATTTCTTGCTAGGTTGGAAGAAAAGAAGAGAACATTAGAAGAGTCAGCCAATGTTAACGTTGACAAGGTAGCTCAGGAATATGCACGCATAGCATTTCTAGATCCATCAGAGTATTACAAGTTTACACAGGATGGTGGAATAGAAGTAAGCAAATCATACGCTATTGATATGCGTCCTATTGCTGAGATTGAGGAAGTTCGTTCTGGGAGGGGATCGAATGGTAAGAATCTTATTAAGCTTAAGTTCTATAACAAGATGGATGCACTGAAATCATTGAGAGATATGTTCGGATATGACAAACCAACTAAACACGCAGTCGCTGGGGTTATCGGGACTGAGCAAGGACTCAGTCAAAAGGGGATTGAGTCGGCTATCATCGGACTCCTTGGGGGAGTTACACAAACTCCTGTTGCTGAGGCATTGGATAGCACACCCGAATAACTTTATCTTTAGTGGGGTTGTCATGACCAAGGATGAACATGACAGCGACACGCCAGTTAAAGTATTTCCACCTAAAGATTATCTTAAAGAAATAATTTCTGCGGTTCATGAATCAAGCAGAATATTTATACCCAAGAGTAGACAGATCCGTATGTCTTGGCTGATGATACTGTATGCTCTATGGTTAGCTTTATTCTTTCCGCACCAATCTATATTCATACAGAGTAAGAAGGAAGAGGATGCAGCATCGCTGGTATACGACAAGAAACCAGAGAACTCTCGCATGTCATTTGTGTATCATCACCTTCCCACGTGGGTTAAAGAAATGAATCCTGTGGATTGCAGTTACGCTAAGATGAGGTTCGCTAATGGGAGTATTGTATGGGGGATACCAGAAGGGGGACACATCATCCGATCTCACACGGCTAGTCTGGTGATCTCGGATGAGTGTGCCTTCCAACCTGAGTTTGAAAACGCCTACACTGCGGCTGTTCCTATGGCTAAGAAGATAGTAGGCTTATCTTCAGCGAACGGTGGGACTTTCTTTGGGGATATTGTAACGGAGGTCATTTAGTAAACCCAAATAAGCTGATCAGATTTATCTCGATCTATATCCACGTGGATAAAACCATCCTTACCAGACACACCTATTCTGGAGAACAAATCATGTTTCATTATTAGTTGTACCAACGCATATCTTTCTCTGCTAGTTCTGGCAGAGATATCCGCAGCTAAACCTTTGGCATGACTACTGATTCCCTTGGACTCAGGGCGTGATATCGTTAGGGGGTGATCCTTACATCTGAAGCCACTGTTAATTTTTATCGGCAACTTGTATAACTTCCTTAATTGCTCTAGCTTTTCTACTAGCTTAAAGCTTACACCTAACTCACCATAAGGAGTACACTTATCACACTTACACGATAGTTCTGTTGGAGTAAAGTATGTAAAGTCCCATGATATAACTTCATTACTTTTCATTGTCTCTACCTTTTCCCTTCCTATTCTTGTTATCTTCATGTTGTTGTTGAACCACCTCTTTAAGTCGTACAATATTGTCATTGTCTTTCTCCATTCTTTTTCCACAGTAAGCAATATACATTAACATTTCCTGCCAACATTTATATGCCTTAGTTTTTTTACCACCAATCTTTGTTAGCTCCTTACCTAACCATTCAATACATTCATCAGGTTGTTCAAGTTTGTGTCTTAGGTCTGGTGTCTTCATTGACTTGCTCCATGAAATCATCTACTGGTATTACTGAATAATAAATAGTAGATCGTTTTTCTACAGGGAACACCCTATTGTTTTTTGTATACCAATAATCATGCGGTACTACAACACGCCAAGGCTCTCTGCTACGTCTGAAAAATAAAACAGGCAATCTTTCTACCGATGCCTGTTGAACTGTTTGCTCCCACCACTTCTCTATCTGTAACTTCTCTTGAAACTTAACTTCTATAGCGTACCCATCCAGACCCAATACATCATAGCCACCTTCTTGGGTCTGCATGAGATTACGCTTGTACTCACCCCCCAGCTTCTCAGCTAGAAGCTTGCATATCTCCCTCTCCCCTCGTTGTCCCTTCTGTCTGCTTGCCCTGCTCATAATGTGTTTCTCCTGAACAACAAGGTGAGTAGTTACCTCCACATTTTTCACATTGGATATGTCCATGTACCTCAATAGGTATTGTTTCCTGTAAACACAGACTACATATTTCTTTCATTACGTTTCCATCTCCTATAGACAGACATACTAGCCCATCGTTTATATAAGTGACATCCATAAATCCACAGCATCCCTGCGTCAATAAGGATGATGCCAAGTTGTCCTGTATGAATCCACATCCACACCCAAAATATTTGGGTAACAAATGCAAGAGGCACACCCCAACTGTGATGATGGTTGGTGATAGCCCATATGCTTACTAATGTAATACTAGATAATATTATTTCTATTAGTAACATAAGAAAAGAAAACTCCTGTCTCCGTTGTCAAAGCTGACACCAGATATAGTTATCTGACTCCGACACTCCTACACTGGTATTGTTTTTTGAGTCACAATCACTAGGTGGTCACCCGAAGGTGAACTATTGTAAGATTAGAGACAGGAGTTATATTAATCTATTTGTTTGAATTCTTTTTTTGTTTCTTCTTGGACAATTTCTACCTTGCCAACAGTAGAAGGATTATCCTCGTCAAGTTGTTCCTTTACGAACACAAGATGACTTTCTATAAGTTTAATTTTTTCGCAATGCTCTTTAAGTATGTACTCCAGATTAGTAACGATTGCCTCTAGAGTAGAATGCTTCCCCTCATTACCTTCTTCCCCATGTGCAGACATTGTATGTCCTCCGTTTCAAGTTCTTTAAGAGCAGGCAACTCAGATGCCTTGTATACGACTTCCTCAAATTTATCCTTAATACTATCAAAGATCTCATCACGACACAAGTAAAAGTACTCAGAGAGAATAGGTGAATACATCTTAACATATCCGTTTGTTTCAAAGGACTTACGCCATTCATCCATATTAATTACTGATAGTTTTTTGAACGTAAAGTCCAACGCCTTTCTCTGCTTCTCTATACTAGAAAGGTCTGGGTTATTTTCCTTGGTGTCATTATAAATCTCATCATAAAGATTATTAACTATGTCACCCATCAAAGAGAGAACTTGAGGACGTGAAGGTTTGTGACCCTTTGAATCCAGAACCTTTGACGCTTCCTTTTCGTAATCCATTGTCAGCCTCCGTTATAGTTTGTGTCGTCTTGTTATAATTAACATGTATTGTTCTTGGTGATACACCATTCCTGTTCTTAGCAAGCTTAATATAATACTGTTCAAACTCTGCTGGCCCTGAAGGATCAGCATTCTTAATCATCTCGTAATGTAGGATCATAAATATGTCTGCATCCTGAGCCAACTGCCAACACTCACCCACGTTAACCAAGTCTGGATCTTTATCACCATCCCTGTTGAGCTGTGCTATTACGATTGCTTTAATGCCAAGCTTAGTACATGCATTCTTGATAGCTTGATTGTATCTACCAAGAGAGATACGCCTGTTGTTCTCCTTGTATGACAGCTTATCTGATTCTATGTGACCGATGTAATCTATGATCACTACCTCTATGCCATACTTACTCTGATACTTATTGATCAAACTTATAACCTTACTAATGTTCTTAGGCTTATTGTGTGTCATGTACAGTGTTGACTGTTCAAGCTTCTTGGCTATGCTTGCAACATTAGCAAAGCTTGAATCATCTTCATACTTACCAATCTCTATTTCATCTACGGTTACACCTGATAAGTTAGCAAGTACTCGACATAACATCTGATCAATGTTCATCTCAAGGTTAATATATAATACAGGAACTTTCTTCAACGCCAAGTTAAGAGCTATGTTTAATGAAAGACCTGTCTTACCTACACCAGTAGAAGCAGCTATAACATTCAGATCCTTAAGCGACTTGATATGTTCATCAAGGGTAGGGATACCTGTCTTCAATCCTGTGTGTGCATCTGGATCTTCAAACCTTTTCTTTGCATCCAGAAACCCACGCTCTGCCATATCCTTTGGTGTGTATACATCCTTGTCTGTTGACTTGTTATCTATCTGATTCATTATACTGAATACAGATCCGTATACTTCTTCAAGCAACGGTGATGGATCTTCTGTAATCTTATGTGCTTGATCAAGATACCCAGTCATCTCACCTATAAACTTACGCTGTAATGCTAGAGAACGTACCTTGTTGCAGTGATGTGCTATAGCAGTGGATGTTGGAACATAATCTTCCAGTATCGATACCCATTCTATCCCACCCACTGTCTCTAACAACGCATTGTTCTTTAACTGATCACACACAGTAAGCATATCAATACGCTTTGATTTTCTTTCAAGCTTCAACATGGTGGTATACATAACACGACATCGTCTACTTAAGAAATCATCTGGATCAACTTTAGACATCGCTTCATGTATCATATCACTGTCCTTTAATATGGAAGACAGGATAGACATCTCAGATTCTTCACTGAACGGAGCCATCTTTATATCACTCATCGAATAACTCCTTTCTGTATTGCTCCCTGAGTAGTCTTTCCTTTTCTTCCTGAGCCTTCTGTATCTCTGAGTATGAAAGCTCAACAGTCTTCTCCTTCTGGTGTGTGTCACGCAGACAACCAATAGAAGGATAGAACTTCATGTAATAACCAAGCGACTTCTTACCTTGTAACCATTCTTCCTTGCTACTCAGCATGAATTGAAAGTCTGCTATGATCTCATCAAATCCACCTCGTTGCTTGGCTATGGTAGTAAGGATAGGATAATCCTTGCCACCGTATGGCATCTTGCCACCACCAAAATGATCTTGGTACAGGGATGCCATTACTTCTAATGCATCCTTAGCTGTCATCCTTCCTCCTTTCTTACTAGCCTCTGTAAATATCCATGAGCAATAGCACGATTAGCCTTACTCATCTTCACATACTTCTCTGTTACTTCTGGCATCTTATGATTAGCCAACCTTTGAATCCATACATATGGTACTTCTGCTTCTGTCAATCTGGTAAGGAATGTACGCTTGAATGAATGCACATCTGTCTTGGCTATCTGTGGATAGGTAAGAGACGCACGCATCCTAGCAGTTTGATAAGATGAATTGTTAATCTTATGTAATGGAGTAGAACCACGTTCAGTAAATACATAATCAGAATTGTTATTCTTGTATCTATGCAC